GAAAGAAGCTACAGATCTGTTTCCAAATACTTCAACTTCTTGTTCGTATAAATCTGGTAGGTATTGCTGAGACCAGTCATTTGAACCACCTGTAAATGATAGGTAGTTAGATGACAAAGTCTGTTTAGCTGGTGCTGGCGTTGCGTTCAACGAGCCTCCAGCTGATGGAGTTATTGCTGCCATTTTATATTGAAATTTTTAATTGTTATTATTTTTTTAATTTAATACGTAGTTTTGAGCTATCGTCGCCGGATATTGCTCTTACTTTTACACCCCCTGATTCAACAGTGCCTGAATTTGTTTGTCTTGGATCCATATTAATATTTTTAGATTCAGACGAAATTTCTTTTATAGCTTCTGTTTTACCAAGTTGATAAAAATGATTTGCAATATTATCGGCATTTTTAGCGGCAAATAATGCTTTATGATAACCATACCCGTCGTCTAGTTTATTATTATTATCAAGGTAACTACCTATAACATTCATAACATCCATTTGAGTATTTTTAACATCTTCAACGTCTTTAAGATTATACCTGAATTTTTTATCATTAATTTTGAAATCAAAACCTTTGAATTCATCATTAAAAACCTGTTCAGTTTTTGTCTTAAATTGATCTGTCGCTTGTGTTTGTTGTCGAGCAATTTCTTGTTGCTCAGTATTGTATCTATTAAAAAAGTCAACAGCTTTTTGTTGATCTTTACTTAAACTGCCGTTTATTTTTACTTCTTTATAGTATTTACTTTTTTGTCCTTCAAGATATTTTTTTGCTTCAGCTACTTGTTCTTTATAAGCAACTTGTTTTCTTTTTATTTCTCTAGGATCATCTATTTCTTCATCATATAAAAACCCATCTTCTATTAAAAAATTAACCTCTTCTGAATTTAAATGAGGTTTTGTTTTATTATAATATTCTTTAATAATTTCATTGTTATCATATGAGGTATAATCTTTATTTAAATTTACAAAATCTTCTACGGTACCTCCTGTTTCATTCATAAACTGCACCAAATCATGTATATTATCTGGTATGTTTACTTCGTTTTGTACTTCAGTTTGTTCAATAGGTTTTTCGCTAACTTCTTCTTTAGGTTCTTCCTTGGTTTCTTCCTTGGTTTCTTCGTCAATTACTTCTTCTAAAGTTAATTGGCCTTCTTCTTGCTGTACTTCTTGCAATTCCACTTTGGTTTCTTCCCCAGTTTTTTCATCCGTGCTGCTTCCGCGTGACACGCTTTCATCTGTGCTTTGTTCTTGAACGGCATCTGTTTCTTCTTTAGTTTGTCTTAAATCTACTTTAGTAATAGATTCTTCACCTATATCAGCACCCATTTTTTTGAGTACTTTGGTTTCTTGTTCTGCAGCTGATGGATTTTCATCTTCTACAATTTTTACTTGTGTTTCTTCTGACATAATATAATATAATTATTTGTACTCTTTTAATAAGGCAAGAATACGTATACCTTTAAATTCCTTGATATGCAACAATAGTTCCTGAAGCAACGTCAATTTCAGTCCAACGACCATAAATTGTTACTCCTTTTGGGAATGTTACACTGTCAACAACTAAGCCTGCAGCGCCTGCTCCAATGCCCTCTGTATTAACATATGTTGTTGCACTTTCTGCAACTAATCCACTTCCACTATCAAAAACAGTATCTGTTAGCATTGTTATTGCTACCCAAACATTTCCTGATGTTGGTGTTATTGCATCTGAACTTGCTGTTGAATATGCTGAACCGTTTATACTACCAGTCCAATCATTTTTTGCTACTTTACTCATTTTTTTATTATTTAGTTATTATCTTGGATCGAACTGTTCTAACCCAAATCCGCCCAAGCTATCAAATCCTGCAGATTCAAAGTTTTTAGGTGGTTTATTGTTTTTTCTTTGATCAATTAATTCTGATTGCTGAGAAGCCTGTATTTTTGTTCTATCATCTTTCCTATCTTCTTTATACTTCTCTTTATCATTAATTACTCGTAAATCCATTTCTTTAAGCTTTACATTTAATTGAAATTCATGCAACATAAGCTCTTTTTTAATTGCAGCTTCTCTTTCTAATTTTTGTATATCAAATTGTATTTGAGCTTGATTCATTTTAACTTTATTTTCAGTTAAAATAGTATTTTTTTGAATATCAGCGGCAGCTGCTGCTTCTGCAGATTTTGCATTAGATTCAGATTGTAGCTCTATGTTTCTTGCCGCAATAGCTTGATCCTGTTCCATTTTTTTTCTTCTCCTTACTTTTAATAGCTCATTAGCAAGTTTTAAATTCTTTACATTTCTAATATCAATTGCATCTTCTAAGTTTACTTGATCTTTTTGCAATGATGCTTGTATATTGTTTTCAAGTAATTGTTTTTCTTCTTCGTCAGGCGTTAATTCTAAAAATATACCAAAGTCGTGAAGATGTAATTCCTTAACTTCTTTTAAATTAGCAACATTAAATCTACCTAATGAGTTTATAAAAGAATTATTAGTATTTCCATATTCTAATACGTCTGATACTCTTAAAGAAATAGCTTCTGCTGTTTTAAGGGTAAGATATAATCCCCCTTGCAATACATGCCTTGTTGCAGTATTTGAATTTGCTGCTGCTATTTTTTGAAGACCAACTAATGCATTTTTGTCCGGCGCTGAGCCATCTCTTGCCTCATTTAATCCGGTTACATCTCGCATGTTTTGTAAGTAATAATTATAAGCAGTTATTAAAGATTGTATTTTCGCACCTCCACTACCTGTTTGTAGCTCTTGTATTGGTACTCTACCATTATTAAATTCACCATCTTGCGTCATTGATCTTCCAATAACAGAACCTGTTTGAAAATACATGTTTAATGCTTCCTGTGGGTTATAATTTGTTCCATTACCTAAATCTACTTCTGCAATTCCATCAGCGTCTAAAAATACACCATCAGGGACCATCCTAGCTAATACTTGTTGTAGTTTAAGATGTGTTAATTGTATCATGTCCGCAAATGTTGCCATCCTACTTACAAGAGATTCTAATCTTCCTTTATATATTCTAGGCGCTACAATATTATATGACATTTCAACTTTTGTTGTATCAGATTTAGGCCTTGTCATATTTTCTGCTAACTCCCATTTTAATAAATCTTCGCTACCTATTATTTTAGCCCCTGTATATAAAACTTCAATTGCTCTATTTACTTTTTCAAATCTAGCTCTTTGATCAATAGGCGGGTTAAAATCATCATTCTTTTTAATTGCTTTTTTACCACCAGACACGGTATTTTTAATTTTATAAGTTTGATTTTTATAAGTTTTATATTCAAAATTTAGTACATAAACAAACCCTTCATCATCTCCATCTGTAGCGCTATAAGATTTACTATATAATAAACGACTAGAGCCGTAACCGTTTTTTTGTATTTCTTCAATTTCAGTATCAGTTATATTAGGATATTGTTTTTTAAGTTCAACAATACTTATTTTTTTAATTTCTCCAACATAATATAAATCGTCAAAATATGGAGATTCAGTAAAAGAGTAAACAATATCTGAAGGATCTACATAATCAATTTTTATACCTTCCGACTTGTTAAATCCATTTTTTACACAAGCCATTCCAATAACAGCTATATCGTAATCAAGTCTTTTCTTTATTAATTCATATTTATTTTTATCAAGGACATTGCTTATTGCTTCTTCTTGTGCAATTTCAATACCTTGTTTATATTCCATTTGCATATGAACACCTAATTCAGTTTCGTCCATTGGAAGTTTTGTAGAATCTGTTTTAAAAGTATCAATACCCAGTGTTCCTTTTATTTCTTCTATATATTCTTTAGCCTGCATATCTCTAACAATATTATCCATATAATCTGTTCTTTTTTTAACAGAAGATGGGTCTTGAGAATACGCATTTATATCATACATTCTTTCTGCAATACCGTTTACAACAATATCTACAAATTTTGGTATAATAGGAACTGGTTTCCAGTCTAAATTTAAATACGACAAATCACCATTAATTGATAACTCATCTTTATATTTTTGTATTGATTGTTCGCCTCTTGCGTATAATCTTAATCTATGAAAATTTTCTCTATTAGATTGATATTTTGCTGTTCCTGAATCTCTTTTAAACCATTCTGATTCAATAGCTATTCCAACTTTAGCACCATACTCTAAACTTGCTTTTTCTGAATCTGATACTGCTTGACTCGGAAATAATCCTATTGGGTGTGTTTTTGCCATTTATTTTAATATTTTGGATAACAGTCCTTTATTATTGTATTTTTTAAAACTAAATTCTAGTTTTTTAGTTGTTCTCATTACAGCTGGTGTGTACATGTTTTTATTACAAGCCATTATTGCTAATCCCGAACTAATAGCTGCATCAAACTTTGTTCTTTTATTTATATCAAACCCCGCCCAGTCATTTAATGTTTTATTAAAATATAAATCACCGTATGAGTTATCACTTTTTAGTCCTACATATTTGTCAATATACGACTCAATAGCGGCCGCATGTGCTTGTCTAATATCTTCTGATGAATTAGGTATACCACCTATTTCTTTTTCCGTTACAGATAACTTATTATAAAGCTTATCAGGTCTATTAATTGAATAACCTCTATATCCTCTTCTTTTTAAATAATATAAAAGTCTTGGTTTATTGTTTTCCGCAAGTAATGGCATACCATAAAACACTAAAGCCATTAATACATCTTCAAAAAACATTTCCGCCGTTGGAGGTCTTGATACATATTCAAGAAAAAAACTATTAGAAGGGGCTTCATCTAAGCTAAACTTAGTTAAACCGTGCAATGCCCCTTTAGATCCTTGACCATCTGTCGTTCCGGATATATCGTAGCTATCACATCCAAAAGCCCCTAAGTGTTCATTACCTGGGGATTTTTTTCCACGTTCATTAATTACAATGTTTTGCATATGCGTAGGCGGAACCCAAGATATATTAAATCTTCCACTATTATTAGGCGTAAATATAACCTTGGTATCTTTAATACCGTTTTCCCATGAAAAATTACCCTTAACTATAACTTTATTTTGATTAATATCAGTATTATAATCTATTTGCTCATATATTTTTTGCAAGTTAAATATACTATTTTTTGTTTCATCTCGAAAAGCGTGTTCTTCTGTACGCGGAAATTGCCTATAAAATTCATTTAAACTATCTTGGTCATCTCTAAGTCCCTCAGCTTCATTTTCCCAATGCTCTACAATACCTATATCAATTGGGTCCCCATATGGTCCTTCAACCGTAGATTTGGGTGTATCGAATACAGGTATTCCAAAAGAATCAATGAATCCTTCGTAGTTCCATTCCATAGGTATGAACAAACTATATAATCCTGAACTAGTCTGTCCATTTCTATTTCTTTTTGTAACGTCTGAGCCATTATATAATTTTTTAAAGTTATCTCCACCTTTGTCTAAAGAGTTTGAGGTGGATCCCATCATACATTTTCCTATAATCCTGCTTCCTAATCTCAGCGTTGTTTTTGTAACACGCCAGTTGTTTAATATATTATCTGGTCTTTCCCATTTACCAGATTCATCGTGAACAAGTAATTTTAACTTTTCACCATCATACGAGTTATCCCCCGTGTTCTTCCAATCTATTGTTGTATCGAGCCCTTCGAGCGTCCCTGTGATGGACTTGGACTTGGTTGTACTGGTGATGGACTTTCTTGTAAGTTTGGATGCTGGGACACGGTAGGCCAACTCTGTCTTGGGGCGGTCCATTCCGTCCTGGATTGGTTTAAAGAAGAATGGGTAGTGTAATGAAATTGGGACGACCTTGTCCGTAAACATCTTCTTTGCATCGCTACCAGTCTTCGATAAGATTCCGAATCTAGCATCTGAAGAGATTGTAGCTTGATTAACTGTCTCGCTGCTTGACATGAAGCTAAATCCAGACCGTCTATTTTTAAGGTAGCATATTCCATAGCATCTTGTATCTGCCTTGCATGCTTCCCAGAAAATGAAGAATAATCTGTTTGCTTCTCGAAAGTCTGGCTTCCCAACATCAATCTTGGACCACTGCAAGTAATTGTAATGAGAGCCAGTGATATAAGTATCATTCCCTTTGTTATTAAACCAAAAGCCTTCTTCCCTTCTTGTAAATTCTCTATTAATGTACGCATGCCATGTTTCTTTAAATTGAGCAGGATATGTTTCCCAGTCAAATATTGTTTTTATATTTTTTAATTCTCTAGGGTATTCGTGTGGAGTCCACTTATCATGTTTGCTATACACTTCATTTACTTCAGGTAATGCAATCTTTAAGTTTTGTATTTCATATACCTCCCCAATCTTACCAGTCTTGCTTATAACAACCACATCGTGTTCTTTGTTATAACCATATTCCCAAGCTTTCTTTTTATTTAACCTATGTATTGTTGTTCGTTTAATAGGTTCAATAATCTTATATAATGTTTGTTGATAACTCATTATCTAGATCTTTTTTCAGCAAACCCACTAAATGCTTTTGTTTCATCTTGTATAGGTTTGTTTTCTAAAATAGCTTGCTCCTGTTCAATTCTATTTAAAATCTCAAGAGCATCAAATATAGCTAACTTTTTTGTAGCAGCTGCATTTTTTAATCTATCCGCAGATACATCATCATCAGTTTCCACAATCGGTTCTTTTGCTACTTTTACTAATTCGTCAACAGCTCTATAACCAGCTTGGATTATACTCTCTTTCTTCTTTTTTATATTCATATTTAATTGAAATTTCCTTTGTCATTACCCTATATAATCTTTCACCGTTTATTATAAACTCGTATTCACTATCTGGGGTAAATCCTATTTTCTCACCTATTGTTAATAAATCTGAATCATCAGTGTATTTAACAATACCCATTAAAGGTTTTTCTTTATTAGTAGAGAACTCATCTTCACTTGCTAATGGTTTTATAAAACAATAGCCTTGATTTGCTTTCCAGCTGCCTTTATGTTTATAAAGGAATATTTGATCGAGTTCACAAAAATATAGATTATCTTTAAAATAACTTTTGCTGTTTTTTTCAATACCTCTAACGTCATGCCAACGACGAAATATGTTATGATGCACATAAAGCTCAGTGCCTCTAGTAAAATGCTTGCCATCTATTATTGGTGTTTCATGTATTACAGCTTCACGACTTACAAATTTATGATCAGTTATACCAGAATTTAATATTAACTCTGTATCATTGACCTTTTTAATATTGTCGTATCTTTCTTTTTTTGGTGTTATTAAAAAAGTATGTATTGGTTTCATTAGTATTCAAGATTATATTCTACAGATATTCCCATGTTTTTATTAAAATCTTTCCATGGTAATATATCATTATTCTTTTTAATGTATATGCAGAATTTATTTTCTTCTTCTAATATATCACATATAGTGTGACCCCCGTATACTTCTTGACCTACAGCATAATGCATTGCATCTGTTTTGTAGTCTTTACCAATACTAATCTTTCTTATCAGCTTGCTCATCTTCTTCTAGTTTTTCTATTTCCCCAGTCTTAAGATCGATTGATATTTTACCGTGTTCTTCCTGAAGTTCTAATTTTAATTCATTTAATCTTATTTCTTGTTGTAGATGAAGATGTGATAACTTATGATTTGTTATCGTGTTCTTAGATATTTCATTTGAAATTTCTGTAATAAGATTGTTTATTTTTTGTAA